AACCAGAAAACGGAGCTTTTAGAGTTGCAACTACAATATCTTTAAACCAAGGAAATCAATCATTAGAATTTCCTGTTCCGTTAAAATTTACAGAAAAAACAGATATTGATTTAAGAGTAAAAGGTTCCTCAAATGCTACCATAAGTGCTGATTTCAATCTTATATTAGTGGATAATGAAACATGATAAACTTTAATGAATTTATAACAGAACAGAAAAATACTCATATGACCCATATTGAGGACAAGGTTCTCTATGGTGGAGTCAATGGTGCTCGTGAGGCAATCATTGCCCTTCGCTCTTTACGTGACATGTTAGCTGGTGAAAAAGATGGTAATGTTTCAGTAAAATGGGATGGAGCTCCAGCAATTTTTGCAGGTATTGATCCATCGGATGGTCAATTCTTTGTTGCTAAAAAAGGAATATTTAATAAAAATCCAAAGGTATATAAAACAGATAAAGATGTTAATGATGATACTTCTGGCGATCTAAATAAAAAAATGAAACTAGCTCTTAAACTTTTACCAGAGCTTGGAATTAAAGGAGTAATTCAAGGTGATTTCGTATTTGGTCCAGGCGATGTTAAAACCTCTCGAATCAAGGGGAAGTCGTATATTACGTTTCACCCCAATACAATTATATATGCGATACCAGCTGGCACGGACTTGGCCAAGCAAATTAAGGCAGCAAAGATTGGAATTGTATGGCATACGGAGTACAAAGGATCATCATTCGAAAATATGAAAGCATCATATAATTATGATGCAAGTAAATTAAAAAAATCAAGAAATGTTTGGTCACAAGACGCTCAGCTCAAAGACGCAACTGCCGCTACAATGACTGCAGCCGAGACAGAAGAAGTAAATGAATATTTAAGTTTAGCTGGTAGAACATTTAATAAAATTGCTGGTAGTGCACTAAGACAATTAGAAAAAAATCAAGTATTGGCACAACATATTGAAACTCATGGTAATTCATTTGTTCGAAAAGGCGAATTGCCACCAGATCCAAAAGCGAGAGTAAGAGATTTGCTTAAATGGATTAAAAATAAATATCAAAAAGAAATTGATAAAAGATCCACCGAAGCTGGTAAAGCAACACAACAATCTAAACTTGATGCTTTATTAGATTTCTTTTCAGAAGAAAATAAAACTAGTTTAGAAATGATATTTGAATTACAAAGAGCTATAGTTCTGGCGAAACTAAAACTTATAAATAGATTAAACAAGATTTCAAAGATGGATACATTTTTGAAAACAAATAAAGGTTATCGAGTTACCGGCCAAGAAGGTTATGTAGCTATCGATAAGCTTGGTGGTGATGCGGTTAAGATTGTTGACAGAATGGAATTTTCATTTGCCAACTTTAACCCAAGTATATTAAAGGGATGGGATACACCAGGGAGATCGTAAATGGCTTTAAAGAGCTTTACAGAAATCGTGCAAGAATTATCAATGAAGCGCGATAAAAAATTATCAAATTTAAAAACACCTGTCAAAGGTCCAAAAGGTACAAGTAAGTTTTCACGTTTTAAAGCAATGGGGTTTAATAATCCACAAAAAGTAAAACGTAAAACTTTGAGCACTAATCTTATCGCTTCTGCAAATAAAAGTACTACAAATTCAGCGTCAATTGGTACAAAAATGGCGATGAAAGCTGGTACCGAATATCCAACAGAAATGGTTTCATTTAAAGACTTGCTCACTACGCCTGATGCATACGCAGGTTATGATGATCAATTAAAGTACCGTAAACAAAAAAATAAAAAGATGGGCTACGAAGAAGTTGAACCAACAGAAGAAGAACTGTCAATTTCTGGTCGACGTAAACTTGCTAGAACGATGAAGCGTCGAAAGTCTCAACTTAAAAGAGCTCGCGAACGTGCAAAAAAACGTATGGCTAAAACTGATGTATTAAAAAAACGAGCAAGACGTAGCGCTAGAGCTGATGCAGCTAAGAAATTAGCAAAAGGTAAAAATAAAAAAGATCTATCAGTGGCAATGAAAAAGAGCCTTGAAAAACGTTTAGCATTGCCGGCTGTACAAAGAAGAATTGCAATATTAACAAGGCGAATGATGCCAACGAAACGTAAAGCAGAGATTTCGAGAAAAAGATAATGATTTCAAGTTTTAAAAGTTATTTAATTGAAGAGGAAAAGGTAGTTTATTTTACTTTTGGTAGAATGAATCCACCGACTATTGGGCATGAAAAACTTATGAGTAAATTATCGTCTGCTTCAAAAGGAAATCCATATCGAGTCTATTTGTCTCAATCAAGCGATCCAAAAAAGAATCCACTGGATTACAAATCTAAAGTCAAATATGCTCGTAAGATGTTTCCAAAGCATGCTCGAGCTATTATGATGGATAATAAAATTAAAAATGTATTTGACATTGCAACTAAACTTTATGATGAAGGATTCAAAAAGATTGTAATGGTTGTTGGCTCAGATAGAATTACTGAGTTTGAAACACTTTTAAACAAATATAACGGTAAAAAAGGTAGACACGGCTTATATAATTTTCAAGGTATTGATGTAGTATCAGCAGGCGATAGAGATCCTGATGCTGAAGGTGCATCAGGAATGTCAGCTTCTAAAATGCGTAAAGCTGCATCAGAAGATGATTTTCCAGCATTTGCTCAAGGTTTACCAAAGACTATAAAAAACAATGATGCTAAATCGATCTATAATGATGTTCGTAAAGGTATGGGATTAAAAGAACAAAAAGAATTTAAAAATCATGTTCAATTTGAACCTGTTTCAGCCGTCCGTGAAGCTTTCCGTGAGGGAATGTTTAAAGTTGGAGAAGAAGTTGTTTTAACTCGAAAAGGTATTGTTGGAAAAATTCAAGTACTTGGTACTAATTACGTTATCGTAGAATCAAAAGGTGAAAAGTGGAGAGCCTGGCCTGATGATATTTCAAAAGTAGATCCAAATTATAATCCTATGGTTCCAGAAGAATATAAGTATGGCATGGGAACACCTGAAGCCACTAAACACGCTAAGAAAATAACACCAGGGTATGAGGCAAAGCAAGATCCAGATATTAAAGATCGGCCAGGTGCTCAACCTGCAAACTATCATGCCGGTTTGAAGAAATCAACTAAAGTTGCACGTGATCGTCAATTTAAAAAGCAGGCAAAAATGGATGATGATAATCCAGCAGCTTATAAACCAGCTCCCGGTGATAAAGGTGCAAAGACAAAACCAAGTAAGCATACAAAAAGATTTAAACAAATGTTCGGAGATGGCTAATGAAATTTAAAGAATATATCGAAGAAAAATCAGATGAAGCTTTAAAAAACAAAGCTGAAAAGTCTGGAATGCCATTAGGTATTCTTCGTAAAGTTTTCAATCGAGGTGTAGCCGCATGGCGTACAGGCCATAGACCGGGAACCACACCTACACAATGGGGATTGGCAAGAGTCAATTCATTTGTAACAAAGTCATCAGGAACATGGGGTAAGGCCGATAAAGACCTTGCCGCAAAAGTAAGAGGATCGTAAAATGCCACTAAAAGTATCAGACGGTGTAGGAGCATGGATTAAAGACTTTCAGCAGTCTAATGCTCCACAATTTAAAGGTAAAGATAAAGAAGAACGTAGAGATATGGCACTTGCTGCTTATCTATCTGCTAAACGCGGACCGGAAAAAGAAGAAAGAGTTAGACAAGAAGCTTTAGCTGCTCAAGAGAGAGCTGTATTTGAACGCCAAAAAGGTATGTTTATGAAACGTGAAGCATACGATCCTAAACACATTAAACAAGCAATTGGCATTGCATCAGATCCTAGATATGCAAAAGGCAATATGACTGGTGCTGTTAAAGCTATGAATAAAATTTCTAAAGACATACATAAACATCCTCAAGTTGCAGCAGTTCTTAGAAGACAAAACGAATCTAAAGTAAATGAAATATCTAAAAATCTCGCAAAGAGTTATATCGGTAAAGCTTCAAGAGATGTTTACGACAAAGGTCAACAACAAGGCACTGCAAATGCAATAAGTCGATTAGGTGGACCAGATCAAGATTATAAGAAAAGTCCAGAACGTAAAGCAGCAAAACGAGTTGCTGGTATTGATAGAGCTACAAATAGACTTATGAAAAAAGAAGCTATGTCTGATGCTGAAAAGAAAGCTCATGCTGATGCTATAGCAGCATTTAAAGCAAAAGGTGGTAAAGTCACAAAGCTACCACCAGGCAAGGCAGCCGGATATCACGGTAAAGACGATCCAGGTGCAGGCATGAAAGGAATGCTTGACAAAGGTGATTCAAGAGCAATTGGTACTCGTAAAAAAGCTAGCTCATTAGGTGCTAGTTATACACGTGAATGGCAAGAATTGTATGGCGATGTTATTTTAGAAAATACTAAGTTGAGAAAAATTAGACAACTTGGTATGCTCGGCTTAGTTGGCAAAAGCGATGTACAAAAGCTTATGAATGCCATGAAAGCTATGGATGCTGGTAAAGAAGTTCCAAAGAATCAGAGAGCAGTAATTTTTGATGCATTTAATAGTTTAATTGATTTGGTTACTGGTGATACTACAGTTTTCCAAAAAGCAAAGAAATCTGTTAAAGAAGAAGTTGAGAAGGATCCAAACGAATACGATAATGAAGGTGAAATGATGAAAGATCATCTTGATATTGCAATGGATGCTGCAGATGAAATGTATGATATGGTAGCAGATCAAGAAAATCTACCTGAATGGGTACAAAGTAAAATTACAAAAGCTGCAGATTATCTCGATACTTCACGTGATTATTTAATGTCACAAAAAAGAGATAAACCATCTGATGCTACAAATGAAGCAATACGTTTGGTAAGAGATACAAATGCCTTAACTCGTTATAAAACAATGGTGAATAAAAAACAAGTAGATGATGATAGTGTCCGTATGGCAATTGATAATCCGAAACACCCAGAAGTTAAACGTTTAATGAAAGACAAAAACTTTAAAACTGGATTGTCTCATTATAAAAAAGCATTGGGTATGAAAGAAACAACTATTGGATATGGTAAAGCCATGGTTAAAAGACAAAGAGATCAAAAGAAAGCTTTAATTACACCAAAAGATAAGAGTACTCTTGGAAAATTAGCGGCACTTATGGCAAAGCAACCAAAGAAAAAAACATGATTAAGTTTAAAGAGTTTGCCGAAGGAAAGGGAGGTTCTACCGATGCGCCAAAAGGTCCTGAGTCTTATGAGGCACAGTATAAAAGGCGTCTAGTTAAAACCACAGATCCTGAGCATAAAGAAAAAGGTTACAATTGGCGAATCAAAGGAAAAAAAGATAGTTCCTTGACTAAAAAACTATATAAAAATAAGCCAGATCAAGCTGAGTTTAACCGACAAATGAAAAGGATTGCAGGTCATGAGTTTGGATAAATTTAAAAAATTTCGTGAAAATGAAATCGATAATATTTGTGAATCGATGTACGATAATCTTGAACTCGAAGAAGCAGAATATAAAGGCAAAAAGGTTACGTTAAACGATCCTATTCGTACATCTGAAGATCCAAATAAAAAATTTAAAGTTTATGTCAAGGGCGAAAAAGGAAATATTGTAGTTGTTCGCTTTGGTGATCCAAATATGAGTATTAAGCGTGATGATCCAGAAAGACGCAAGTCTTTTAGAGCAAGACATAATTGTGATAATCCTGGACCAAAATGGAAGGCAAGATATTGGTCTTGTTATCAATGGAGAGCAAGTGCTCCGGTGGATAATTAGTGTAAATGAAACAGGAAACAAAGATGGCAACTACTACACAGAGACTTGATCGCATTGAAGAAAAAATCGATAAGCTTGCTGATGCAATGATAGCATTAGCGCGTGCTGAAGAGAAGATTGCTTCTATTGCTAATCAGCAGGCGAATCAAACTGAAAGATTAAATAGATTATCTGAAAAGATAGACGACATTGCGGGTCAATCCGCAGAAAATACTAGGACGGTCCAACTCATTAACAAACTGTTCTGGGTAGTAATAGCCGCCGCTGTAGCTGCGATTACTAGCAATTTCTGGCTATAGGAGATAAAAATGTACAGAAAATATATAGAAGGTGTTCGGGCCGCACTTAAACAAATGGCCGAAGCTAAAACAGCCGAAGAGCATGACGAATATGCTAAAAAGGGTTATACTCATGAAAAGCCAATAAATGAGGACCAGTTCGGAACTTTCTTCATAAAGTTCGAAGGAATTAAAAATCCTAGTAAAGTTGATACGGCGTTTGAAAGAGCAACTCAATATACTTTCTCAGCTTTGATGGAAGACGCTGATATTGAAATGGAAGGTGAAGGAGAATTTATCGGACAAAATATAATGAAGATAGATGCAGATAAATCTGAAATGAAAAACATAAATAAGTTTTTAAGTGCAAGAAATAAACTTGCTAAAGAAACACAAAAAATGGTAAAGAAATCGCCGGATAACATAAAAAAGTTATATGAGAAAAGAGCTGATCACTTTTATGTAACTGCTTTACTTATGAAATTAGCAAATCCAAATACTACACCGAAATATTCAATTCAAAAGTTTATGAAAGAAAGTATTGATATTAATGAAGCAGTAACTTCAGCTGATAAGAAACCAGAAAATGTTGTCGGACCTGACGGTAAGATGCGTGTTCGAATGGTTCCTGTAACAAAAAAGTCTGATCCAAAAGAAGAAAAATATCATATACCTGAGGACATTCCTCAAAATGAAAGAACTGCTTTTCATGGAGCTGCTGCCGCAGCCGCAAAAGCTGGAAAGAAATCTTTTAACTTTGGTGGAAAGACTCATCCGGTTACTATGAAAAAAGATGTTGCAACAAAAATTGCAGATCAGACAGAAGCAACGCATGACACCGATTTTTTCATAGGACACAAACATGCAGCAAAAGCTGGTATGAAAGTTAAAGTAAATAGTAAAGGTCCGTATGGAGATAATGTAACTATATCTCATTCAGATCCTAAAAAATTACAAAAATATGTTGACAATCATTTAGGTGGTGGTAAAGTAAAAGAAAAGGTAGAAGAAATGAACATTAACGAAAAATATCGCTATACCGTAGATTTGTACCATAAGGATCATGGTACGCATGACTCGTTTATAAAGAAAGCAAAGGCTGCTGGAATTAAAGGAGCGTATTCAGGTGTTAACTCTGCTGGCAAAGTGAAAGTATCTTTGAATCATCATGATAATTCAGATGGCGGAACTATACATAAATTTCTTAAAAAACATTATGATAAAGATATGACTCATGGCAATATGCAAACTATGCAAACTGGAGGTCCTACAAAAGAATCTTTAACATACAATGAAGAAACTAATCACGTATATGTTAATGATCTGAATAAAGGTGGCTTAAACCATGCTAAAAAAGCTGGAATGACAGTTACACATCACGGTCCAAGTGAATTTGGACACCGTGCAACAATTTCTCATAATGATTCTAAAAAATTAGCTAAGTATGTTGATAGACATTTAGGTGGTATGGATCAAGTTCAAAAACGTACGTCTACTAAAGAATCAACATTTCGCGATCGTTTGATGTCTATCTGGGAAAAAGATGATCATGAAGAAACTATTTTAGAAGCAATGACTGATAAAAACATTGATAATTTAGGTAAAGCTATAATTAAAGCAATGCCAAAACTAAAGATGCAAGTTTTTAAAAATCCTGGTGAACCGAGACAAATTGGTATTACAGCAAAGGGCGATGAAGACGGTGCTGGTGGATATGTCTTACTTAATATCAATAAAAAAGGTGGAATTCATGTTGATGCTGAATATGGAGGCGCCGGTGGAGAAAAAGATTTTAGAGACGCTAAAAGTGCAGCAAAATACATAGGTAGCATTATCGGTGCGAGAAACATTAAAGCTGGCGTAGAAGAAAGCACCATTCGTGAAAGACTAACATCTATCTGGGAAGAGGCAGGTCGTACTCAACACTATAAAGGTGCGACTAAACCTGAGCCAATGACAAAGGATGATGAGCGAAGCGCAAAGAAAATGAAAGATGGTCACTCTACTAAAAAAGATGATCATGAAGAAACAAGCGGTGCTGCTGAAAAGTCAACTAAGCCATCAGCTATGCGTGGTAACGATAATAAGCAAGGTGATAAGAATATTATCCCATCTGCTACAAAAGATCATCCTGCTAACAAAACTACAAAAGAGCAATTCGATGCAATTGCTAAAGCTTGGGAAGAGGTAAAAAATGGCAATTAAGAGAATCGGTGGAGTGGCTGGTCCGAAAGGTGCAATTCCAACGGCAAAAGGTTGGGTTCATCCAAAGACAGGTGAACTCTTAAAATCACAACGTATTACTCAAGAACAACTTGATGAGTATAACGGAGTACAACTATTGGCAGAACCTACAATTGTAGAGATTGACACTCCTCCAATTACCTTTGAGGAAGAAATTCAAGAGATTGTAGAAGCTCCAAAACCAAAGAAAAAAACAAGGGCAAAAAAGAAAAAGTTTGGTCTATTCGGTTAATATCTGATATATAATTTTATGATGATATTCAATGAATTAACTGAAGAAAATTTGTTGTTATATGCAGCAAAAGCATATTACAAACCAAACTTTTCTGACATAGAAGAGTTCCATGAGGACTTAAAGCGTTTTAAATATATTAAGAGATTGGTAAATCGATATCTTGAGCATGAAGAATTATCTGAAAGATTAATATTAAATCATTTAATCGTAATTTTCAATTCTTTTGGTATCGAACCATCTCTTAAGATTTTAAAACTAAAATTAGAAAATAGGCATTGGCCGGTTATAAAACCATTTTTAATATACTTAAAATATATTAAAGATGATGCTATTACTGGTCCTTTAATGGATCCAACGGTTGTAGATAGGTTAAGACAAATATGAGTATTCTAAAGCGCGGCGCAGATATGGTCTATACTTTTCGATTCATTCGGATGTTAGTAATGGATTGGAAAAACTGGGATGCATATAAACAAGGAGTTATAGATCAAAACGGCAAAAGAATTAAAGCTCAGCCACTTGATACAGATGCACGTAAATCATCATATACTCCTTTTATTCGTCTTGCTGCTAATATTAAAAGATTACTTTCTAAAATCCCACTCTTAGGAACAGCATTGGGATCATTTGCTGCTGCATTATTTCTTATCAAAGAAAAATATAATTTAGATGATAAAAATCTTGCAAAAATTATGGAAGAGTTTGGATTTAAACCTGAAGACTTTTTAGCAGAGAACAATCAATGGTTTATGTTAGAAGACGGAAAAATTGCTCCAGGCGTATATCGCATTAAATCTGCAAAAATCTGTAATCGTACTTTAGATGAAATTATATTACCTAAAGACCAGATAAAAGTAAATAACGGTTTACCAATAGGTGATGTTTTTGGAATAAATGTTTACGAAGCGACACATTTAAAAACAAATCAGCAATTGTATATAACTACTAGCGAGATATACAAATGAGAATAGCTGGTAGGCAAAAAGGATCAAAAGTAAAACAATATACACATGTTGTTGTACAACCTGGCGCGCCAAAATCACGTTATACATTTAGTTATCATAGTTCAGAAAAAGGCGCTAAGGCTGCACAGAAAAAATATGAACCATTAGTTGGTAATCCTTTAAGAGTAGTAAAACAATCAGGTAAAAGTGCGAATACTGACATGATGGAAAATACTAATACAGAAAGTCTATGGGCCAACATCAGAAAGCGTAGAGCTGCTGGAAAGCCTAAATTAAAACCAGGGCAAAAAGGTTATCCTAAGACTTTAAACATTGAAAAGGATAATCCAAGGATTCCTCGTAAAAAAGGACAACCTGCAGGATCCGACAAACATAGCGATCTTTATACTGATGAAAATCCAAAAGGTACTATTAAAGATTTAGGATTTAAGGATGTTGAAACTGCAAAAGCAAGCGTAGCAAAAATAAAGAGTTCGGGCAAAACCCATGCCCATAAAATACAAGCGGCCATTGCTATGGAACAAAGAGCACGAGTGATGGGTAAAACAGCAGAAGCCGCAGTCTATAGAAAGTACATCAACGCCATGAAAAAGAAAACAAAAAAAATGCAAAAAGAAGATGCAGGTGTGTTAAGTGTACGGCAACAAAAAGAAAGAATAAAGAGGCTAGACATGATACGTAAAAAACGAGATGATGCGGCCAAAGAAAGACAAAAGGCGGCTGATAAAATTAACGAATTAACTGGTGTTGGATCTATACCAAATCCAGCTACAACAGCTATGGGACCAACAGGTAAAGGCATGATCTCATATGTTCATGATAGGCGTAAGAGAAAAAAAGATCATAGTACTCTGTTGAAACGTTTTCGAGATTATTTTAAAACTCAAGGCGTAGTGTAATGCTTAGAATTTATGCTTTAATATTTGTTATTGCAATTCTTGGCGGTATAGGCTATGGAGCAAAATATTATTATGATACAACTCAAGCAACTATTGCCACTCTTCGTGAAAATAATGTTAAACTAGAATCTGCGGTAGAAACTGCAGAACAATCAGTTGCAACATTAAAAGGAGATTTAGTTAAGCTTGGCAATCTTAACAAAGAATTAAGTGTTTCATTACAAAAGGCAGAAGCTTATGGTGATGAACTCAGAACTAAATTAAGTAAATTAAATCTTGTTGTTGAGGCTTTACAAGACTCAAAACAATTAGAAGGAAAAATGAATGGTGCATCAGCAAAACTATGGCGTGGTCTCATGGAAGAGTCTGGCGGTGATGGCAAGCGTCCTAATCCTGAGTGGTTGCAGCGGATTCCGGATGCCGGAACCGGAAATCAAAGTAGTGACCAAAGTGGAGAAGGTGCAAATACCGACAGTGGCGAGGCCAAAACCACTTCAACTCAGTGACACTCGAGTTTTTGTAGTCACAAAAGATAATTTTGAAGCTTTTGAAAAAGAGTTTACTGAATTATATGGTGATTTAGCTTTTGTTGCTTTGAGTATGAGAGACTATGAAAACTTAGCACTCAATATTTCAGACTTACGTAGATTTTTAAATCAACAAAATGAAATTATAGTATATTATGAAAAAGCAGTTACAGATACAGAGGAGAAGTAGCAATGGATTTCATAATCGAACAACTTATTACATGGTGGCAATTCACCGTGGTAGGAATACTTATCATAATTGGTTTTATCATTAATCTTTTTGGAGTAGATCAAGATGAAGATCTTATCGGATTTAAATATAATGTTATGCCAAAATTAAGACCCATAGCAATACCTACAGCAGGTAAAGGTTTTTGGGGTGCAATATGGATGTGGCTAACAGGTACACGCCATTGGGAAGTTGCAGATGATTGGGCCTTTACAATTGAAGGTGAAGATTATATTATTCCTCAAGGATTTACATTTGATGGCGCATCTATTCCAAAATTTCTACATACATGGTTATCACCAACTGGCGTATTATTAATGGGTGGATTAGTGCATGACTATGCATATAAGTATGAAAGATTACTAAAATCAGGACAAAGAGAAGCTTCAGATAAAATGACTCAAAAAGAAGCAGACATAATTTTTAGAGATATAAACATTGAACAGAATGGATTTCATTTCCTTAACTATTTAGCATATTGGGCATTAAGAATTGGTGGATTTGTAGCATGGAATGGACATCGTAAAGTTAATGCTAAGATAGAAGGAATAGATAAATGATAGAAACTTTTATAATAAGTTTTATTGCATCAGCTATAGTGGATAATATTGAATTTTTAAATATTAAAAAACAACAGGAGGAAGCTGGATACGTATGGGTTTATAAACCTAAAACTAGAGATCCTAATTTACCTGCAGCATTTCCTATTAAAAAACCAGATGGTTCAGAAACAATATTATGGAAACTTGAAAAATAAATGAATATACCGCCTATCTCGGGTGTGACATTTAATTGTTCAGCTAAACATGGATATATTTGTGTTAAACCCGGAGGTAAAGTATTGCCATGTTGTCGGTGGAAAGATTTTGCACCTCCATTAGACATGTTCGATACTTTCGAAAATATTTTAGATTATTATCAGAACATTATTCATACTCCAAGTGAAACTTGGCCACAGGGTTGTTCCTCATGCCATCGTGATGTTTCTAATTCTAGAAAATGCATGATGGATACTATAAATGAAACAGTTGAACGAACTGGTAATACTATTCAGACTTTAGAAGTTGCTTTTGATAACGTTTGTAATATGAATTGTGTTATGTGTGATGGGCAATTTAGTTCTCGGTGGGATAAACTTTATAAAAACAATAAAGAATTTTTAAGTAAATATCTTTTAGACTATGATAGTCCACCTTCAATATATGATAATATTATACGCTTATTAGAAAATAGTGACATATCTCGGCTTCATACAATTAAACTTATGGGTGGTGAACCCATGTATAGTAAAGCTTCGTTAAAATTTTTAGAATGGTTTACTAATAAAGATGTAAGTAATATTAGATTACTATTTAATACTAATGCTACAATATTTCCTGTTAAATATTTAGATTTATTTAAAAGATTTAAATATGTTATTCCGGAAACTTCGATCGATGGTGTTAATGAAATTAATGATTGGGGAAGAAATAGTGATACACCTTTTAAAAAAATCGAAGAAGTAGTTGGTTTATGGAATGAATATGCAAAAGAAAATAATAATATTGAGTTAAGAAACTCAACTACACTTACTTTGGTAAATATAGAACACGTTGGTGCTTTATCAAAATGGTTAAGTAATTATGATCAATTTACATTTAGAACAATTGGAATTGCTTCGACTGAGTACATATCACCTTTAGCAACTTCAATAAAATTTAGACAACAATTATGGCAAGAACAGGCTATTCTTTATGATGACATGAAGTTGTATAGAAAACATGAAGTATTTTTAAATGGTAAACAAAACAAAGATTATCCAATAAAAAATATTATTGATTATATTGAATGGTATGATACATTAAACAAAAATAAATTTAAAAATATAGCACCAAAAGCATGGGAAGCAATAAATAACAGTTTATAAGGAGAACAAACAATGTACGAATATGGAGTTGTTATTACAAGAGTTGTTGATGGCGATACTGTTGATATAGATATTGATTTAGGATTTGGCGTTTGGTTAAAAGGTGAAAGAGTTAGATTGCATGGTGTAGACACACCTGAATCTCGTACTCGAGATGCTGAAGAAAAAAAATATGGATTAGCTGCAAAAGAATATGTAGAAGAATATTTAGGTGCAGAAGTTATTCTCGGAGTATCTCCAGCTAAAGCTATTTTAAGAACAAAACAATATGATGCAAAAGGGAAATTTGGTAGAATTTTAGGTGATTTGTATGTTGATGGAAAACCATACACTCTTTGTGAAGGTCTATTACGCAATCATCATGCAGTAGCATATCATGGACAATCAAAAGAAGATATTGAAGAAGAACATTTAAAAAACAGAGAATTAGTTAAACTTAAAGAATAATTAGAATGACAATATACAATGTGTTTCCTAGTGTAATATATAAAGCTAGGATTGATCCTGAGTCTTACGACAAAAAATCTATTATAGAAAAAGCCATGGTAAACTATTCTGTAGAACCAAACAAAAATGTTTGGGACGACGCATCAGAATTACATCATTATTATGGCCAAATGTTTGAAGCACCGCGTGAAGTCAGAACTTTAGAAAAATGTTATGCTAAAATAATTGATGATTATATCAAATCAATTAAAACAAATCATAACGAATTAGAGTATCGATGGAAAATGGTTAATTTTGCTGTCAATACAAAGTATATGGCGCCACATGACCATTACTACCAATCAAAGGGTTGGCGATCAGCTTTTAGTGCATGTCATTATATTAGTTATTATTGGAGAGATCATAGTCCCACTAAGTTTTTAAATCCACTTGTATTTGGTCAATATGGTTATAATATTGGTGGTATATCTGGTGCACTCGATAGATCAGATATACATAATTCAACATACTTTGCGGATTATAGTCCACACATTAAAGAAGATGACATAATTATATTTCCATCTTATTTAAAACATGTAGTTAACAACGGAATGAAACACGAAACTAGTAAACCAAGAATACTCGGAATAGCAAATATAGATATCAAAATTGAAGATTAAAATGACTATTAATTCTTGTCAAAAGTGAAAAAATAAAAAATAATTTTTATGTGTACAAATACATAAAAATGATATATAATACTACCAATAAATTAAGCAAATACAAAATATACAGGAGAGTTTAATGGCAACAGCACATGTTGACACACGACAGTTTTTGTCGGAAACAAAATTTTATGAAGGTTACTCTCGGTACATAGATGATGAAAAAAGATACGAAACTTGGGATGAAGCCGTAGACCGTGTTATCAACATGCATGCCGAAAATTATAAAGAAAAAGGTAATGAATTAGGACCTTTTCTTGATGAAGCTAAAGAGGCTTATAAAGAAAAAAGAGTATTAGCAGCTCAAAGATCACTTCAATTTGGCGGTGAGCAATTATTAAAACACCAAATGAGAATGTACAATTGTACATCGTCTTATGCAGATAGACCAGAGTTTTTTGGTGAAGTATTTTATATTTTATTATGTGGTGCAGGTGCTGGTTTTTCAGTACAAAAACATCACGTTGGCAAAATGCCTAAAATTGCATTAAGAACTAAACAAGCAAAAGGTTATATTGTAGAAGATTCGATCGAAGGTTGGGCTTCTGCTATCGATGTACTTATGTCTTCCTATTTTGTAGGCGGAGGTAAGCATCCAGAATTTGAAGGTCGTAGAGTATTTTTTGACCTCACTCAAATTAGACCAAAAGGTGCAAAGATTTCTGGTGGCTTTAAAGCACCAGGACCTGAAGGTCTACGTAGATCATTAGATAAAATTGAGCACCTACTTCAAACAGCAGTTATTGATCAAAAAGAACCTATTCCACTTAAGCCAATTAATGTATATGATATTACTATGCATGCCGCAGATGCGGTATTGTCAGGTGGCGTAAGAAGATCAGCAACTATTTGTTTGTTTTCTCCGGACGATGAAGAAATGATGAATGCAAAAACCGGTAACTGGTTTGTTGATAATCCGCAACGTGGAAGATCAAATAACTCAGCAGTTATCGTTCGTGATGAAGCCGATAAAGAACAGTTTGCTAAACTAATGGAATCTGTTAAATCATTCGGTGAACCTGGTTTTGTATTTGTAGAATCGACTGAACATACAACAAATCCTTGTGTCGAAATTGGTATGTTTCCACAGATTGATGGTAAGTCAGGTTGGCAAGGTTGTAACCTAACTGAAATCAATGGTGGTATGTGTAAGACAGAAGAAGACTTTTATAAAGCATGTCGTGCAGGTGCTATCCTTGGTACAATCCAAGCTGGTTATACTGATTTTAAATTTTTAGGTCCAACATCTAAGCAAATTTTTGATCGTGAAGCACTACTTGGTGTGTCCATCACTGGATGGATGAATCAGCCTGACATTCTTTTTAATCCAAAAGTCCTGGAAAAAGGAGCAAAGATTGTTAAAGAAGTCAACAAAGAAGTCGCTGCGATTTTGGGGATTAACCCTGCTGCTCGGACTACCTGTGTTAAACCTTCTGGTAACGCCTCTGTATTACTCCAAACAGCTAGCGGCATTCATGCTGAACATTCCCCAACATATATTCGAAATGTTCAAATGAATAAAGAATCTGAAATCACTCAAGCAATTATAAAATCAAATCCATACATGGTTGAAGAGTCCGTGTGGTCAGCATCAGGAACAGATGTTGTTGTGTCTTTCCCAATCATTCCTCATAAGGGATCTTTAATGAAAGATGAATTGCTTGGTGTAACTCATTTAGAAAAAGTAAAATTAGCTCAGAAACATTGGGTTGTTGCTGGTACAAACGAAGAACTTTGTGCAGATAAAGGTATTCGTCATAATGTGTCAAATACAATTATTGTCGATGACTGGGCGGAAGTTGAAAAATACGTATTTAAAAACAGACATTCCTTTTCAGGTATTTCATTCTTGTCAATGAGCGGAGATAAAGATTATAATCAAGCTCCAAACACAGCAGTTATAAATGCTAAACAAATGGTAAAACTATATGACGAGGCTGCTATTTTTGCATCAGGCCTTGTTGTTGATGCACTCAAAGTTTATAATAATTTATGGGATGCTTGTTCAACCGCTCAAGGATATGGTATAGATATTTCGGTAGAAAGTTCTGAAAATTCAGCACGTAAAGATTGGAATCGTAGATTTCAAAACTTTGCAGATAACTATTTAAAAGGTGACGTTAAAAAGGCCGAACATTGTTTAAAGGATTCTTATCTATTACATAAATGGAATAAGATCCAGGCTAATTTAAAACCGATTGAATGGAATACTGGATTGACAGCTAAAAAATATACTGATGTAGATACTTTAGCCGCAGCCGCTTGTGCTGGTGGAGCATGCGAAATCGATTTCTAATGGAAGTCGAATCACCTTGTATTAAAGTATGTACTATTAAAGACGGTATATGTGTTGGTTGTTATAGAACCGAAACTGAAATCCGTGAGTGGTTTTATGCTACTAACGAGCGAAAAGAACAAATCTTAAGAAGGATCGCTAAATGAACCAGTACAAACTTGAGTGTTTTGAATGTGATGACGAAATAACAGTTACCTGCTCTGCGGATATACCTGCATTTTGTCCATATTGTGGAGGTACCGAAATAGCGGTAATTAAATATGAAGAGCCTCTTAAATGGGAGTCAGATGAAGACGACTAATATATATTTGTATGTGGCTATATAATGAACAACAATATAATAATACACCAGAAGACTATCAAGGATTTGTTTACGTCATCACAGAGTTGGATACAGGCAAGAAGTATATCGGTAAAAAGAACTTCTGGAAGCCTAAAACCTTGCCCATTACTAAAACGCGCAAGAGGCGAGTACGAACGCGTGTCGAATCTGACTGGCGAAAATACTATGGTTCGAATAATATCGTCAAACAGTTGGTGGAATCCAAAGGAGAACAAAATTATAAAAGGGAAATCCTAAAATTGTGTAAGACAAAAGGTGAGATGTCTTATTACGAAGCTAAACTTCAATTTGAGAATGATGTTTTATTATCGGATATATATTATAATGAGTTTATCGGATGTAAAATACATTCAAAACATATAAGGAATAAATAGTATTATGTTAAATGTACATGAAGTAATTGATCAAGTGAGAAAAGCCCGCACTAAAGATAAAAAAGTTGCACTTCTAAAAAAGCACGAAACTTGGGCTTTAAAAGATATTTTACGTGGAACATTCGACACTACAGTTGAATGGAATCTTCCAGGCGGAGAACCGCCATATACTCCAGCTGAAGCACATTCGGCACCAGCAAATTTACTTAAAGAGCATAAAAATTTTGTATACTTCGTAAAAGGGGTGCGAGAATCTAATCGCCTTACACCCGTCAAACGCGAAAGTATATTTCTCGGTTTGATAGAGGGCATTGACCCTGAGGACGCCAGGCTCGTCATTAATATGATAAACAAAGAAAAACCTAACGGAATCACTCGACCAGTGATTGAGGAGGCGTTTCCTGGATTACTGCAAGATTGATCCATAACCATGGAGCACTAAATGCCAGCATTACAACTCGAAAGACTTTTAAATGACATTTCTCAATTAGACCAGTACATTGCTAAGTTAAAAGAGAGAGGTGATTTAGATCGAGTGACGAAGTTTATAAAAAAGAAAACGTTTATGCAAGAAAGGTTAGCTCTAAATTAACTGTGTACATTTCCCCTACTTTGTGGTATAATTATATTATCATTCACAAAGTAGGGATTTTATTATGAATTTGTTTATTTTACACGAAGACCCAATCATTGCTGCGCAAATGCAGTGTGACAAACATGTCGTTAAGATGATTGTAGAGTCAGCACAAATGCTGTCTACTGCTCATCGTGTTCTGGATGGAACAATTGAAAATGCTCCATCTAAATCTGGTAAAACAATACAAAAGCATTATCGTCTTCTCGAAGATCCCGAAATGGATCAAATACTCTATAAAGCTGTTCATCGTGGTCATCCATGTACTATATGGACTATGGAATCATCAAGTAATTATGAATGGCATTGGAAACATTTTGATGCACTTTGTGAAGAATATACATACAGATATGGAAAGACTCATGCAACAAGTCATCTTAAATATCCATTGTGGTCATTACCGACTAACATTCCAAAAGGTAAGATGACACCGTTTAAATTAGCAATGAAATCAAATCCAGAGTGTATGATAGGAGATCCAGTAGAATCATATCGTCTCTTTTATCAAACAAAACAATCACGTTTTAAGATGAACTGGTCAAAACGTGAGCAACCACGGTGGTTTAAAAATGAAATATACTAAACTTGATACATTAAATATATTAAAAAAAGAAATTGAACATGCCAAAAGTCGTTTAATGCCTGAAGACACGGGACATATTCATACAAGTATAAATTGGATGACACAGCGTGTTGATGAATTAGAGGAAGAAATCAATGCCTATTTACACACTACGTGATCCTGCAGACGGTAGGGAATGGGATGTAAACTGCACGTATGAACAGTTACAAAATCTTTTAACTGCCGGCATTGAACGTGTCTATAAACCAAATAAATTTATAACACAATCTGGTAGTGTTATGAGTCGGACGGACACAGACTTTAGAAGCCATTTAAAATCTCTTAAAAAGAAATATCCTGGAAACACAATTAATGACTAAATCTGTGATAAGAGCATCAGAACTTAATACTATAGAACCGATGACAGGGAATCAAGATAAAGCTTTTCAACTTTGGGATGAAGGTGAAAATCTTATTCTTGCAGGATCTGCAGGAACTGGTAAAACATTTCTTGCCCTTTATTTAGCTTTAGATGAAATGCTAAATGAACCTGAATATGATAAAATTATTATTGTACGATCAGTGGTAGCAGTCAGGGAAATTGGATATTTGCCTGGTAAGCTAGAAGAAAAAACTGCAGTATTTGAAACACCGTATAAAATGATATGCGACGAACTTTTCGAAGGTAATGCAGCATATAATAAGATGATAAATAGTCATCAGATCCAGTTCGAAACAACATCATATATTCGAGGTAAAACATTTGATCGAGCTATTATTGTTGTTGACGAAATGCAAAATCTTAATTTTCATGAACTTGATTCTATCATGACACGTGTTGGCGAACATTGTAGAATTATTTTTGCAGGAGATTATCTTCAATCAGATTTTAAATCTGATGGAGAAAGAGACGGGCTTATGAAATTTCTTAACATTATAGAAAGAATGAATCAATTTTCAATGGTCCAATTTGGATGGGACGACATTGTTCGTTCTGGAATTGTTCGTGATTATATAATGACGAAAGAAATGATCGGAGTAAAGTAATGAAAAAATTACTAATAAGTTTAATTCTCTTTATGAGCTATATAAGTGTAGCATACGCTGAATTTGAAGTTGAATGGCATAGAAAGCCAGTTCAATGTGCAGAAACTATGCTAATTTTAGATGAAGTTGAAAAATCTGAAATGTTACCCCTTTTACAGTTGCTTGGTACTACAAGAATTGGAGATGTAGGTAAAATAGTTCCTTATGTAATATATTATAATAAAAATGATGAAACCTGGCTTATGGTAGAATTTTTAGAAATTGAATTTGCATGCATGATTGCCTTAGGTCAAGGTATAAATTTTAATGTTGGCGATAATTTAGAAAGAGACACTTTTTAGTGTACAAATCAGAAGAAACGTGATATAATGAATATTACAATTGAAAAAGGAATATATGATGGAGTTTATCCATGAAAAAATTGATATGGGATATGTGGACTTGGATCGACGAGACTGCGAAGACGGCCGCCGATACGTTACACTTGATGGGAATGCTTACCCTTCTGTTACTACTATACTTTCTATCTTAAGCGAAGAATCTATTGCAAAATGGCGTGCTAAAGTTGGTGAAGAAGAAGCCAATAAAGTAAGCCTACGTGCAACTACACGTGGTACAGCGGTTCATGCTATTATTGAAAAGTACATGAACAATGATCCAAACTATGCTGAAGGTTATCTACCTCACGTAGTGCAATCTTTAGAAAATCTTAAACCATTATTGAACAAACATGTCACAAAGGTTTATGCGCAAGAAGTGCCATTATATTCTGACCATCTTCAAATGGCAGGAACATGTGATGCTGTAGTTGAATGGGATGGAGTACCAACAATAGTAGATTGGAAAACTAGTCGAAGACCAAAGAAAAAAGCCAATATTGGAAATTACTTCATGCAATTAGCAGCGTATGCTGTCATGTGGGAAGAACGTACAGGTATGCCCATTCAGCAGACTCGTATTGTAATGGACGTAGATGACTTTCATCCGGTTATGTATAAAGAAACACGTGATGCATGGATTGATAAGATGATTGAAACTCGTGATGAATACAATAGACGTAAGCTATTTCATGGCTAAATAAAAAAAAATAAACTATT